ATGGACCAATACAAGTTTCTTTATGAGCTTTCACGGAGGGCATTGGATGAAGAGCTTGATCGTTACAAGAGGTTGGACGAGAAGGCCAGTCGGTTCTTGAGCATCTTGAGTATCGGGATCGTAGCGTACACCGCACTCCTTAATGCGGGAGCATCAAAAATCTTCCCGCTACACAACGCGGGTCCTGCAGCCTGGCTGTTCGTGGCCCTCGCGGTGCTGACCTTCATCGCATTGCTTTCGTCATGGTTCAGGATCTTTTGCAGCATCAAGCTATCCAGTAGCCCGCGGATCTCGATCGGGTCAACAGCAAACACCCTCGCTGAAGACGAGGATCTCGTCACGATGTATTACATGCTTTCAATTTCTTGCCAGGATGCTGTGGCGAGTGCGAGGACGGTCCTTACCCAAAAAACCGACTATCTTGAGAGCGCGTATAAAGAAATTTCGTTCTCAACCTATCTTCTCGGCGCTTCAGTAGGCGTCTATTTCTGGATCGCAGCCACGACCATAGGAAAACAAATATGACTGACAGCAAGAAACCGTCCGACCCAAAACCGGTGGAGAAACCAAAACCGAACCCACTAGCCAAGCCTCCCGAAGTCGTCATGGTTTTGGATCACGCACACCCGTCTCAAACGAAAAAGCGCTGAGTTCCATTCCTCGTTATCAGCTTCCCAAGCTGATAACGAGCCCACCTCGGTCTAAGGAACCAATCAGCGGTGGGAATTCGCGCCACTGCTTGTTGTATAGAGTGCATTGCTTCCCCTGCCCTGAAAGAATGGCTGAAGAGTCATCTCCTCTTAGGTTTCGCCGGTTTCTTTCCTACATTCCGGTGAGATTGTCGAAATAATTCGTAAATCGTTTCAGATGCCGGGGAAGGAGTTGCATCTTTTTTACTGCAAAAAATATCGTAATATTGATTAAATAGAGAGCGATCACGGGCCTTATGCCAAGTCCAGCCTATACCCGGAGTACTGCGAAATGGGAGTTTACCGGTGGCAGTCCGATGCATTACAAAACCAAAGACATCATTATTCACACTTTTAACAAGTGTAAAAGTTAAGTCCGCGATACTTGCGAGGGACGCTTTATTAAGCGAAACAGGCTTTTCTAGAAGTTTACTGTGGGTATGCAGCCCCAACGCAGATGCATTTTTAACTCCGAGTTTTCCAAACCTATGTGTACAACAATGGCGCAACTGAATAATTTGATCGAACTGCTCAAGCAGTGCACGCGTACCAACTGTAGGGCTATCCAACCCCACAAACTTCTTTAACGATGGAGCTATGACTTTCTGCGTAGAGAAACTCGTTTCTTCCAGCAATGCATCAGGAAGCGCTTCTTTTGAGTGATGAGTAGCCGCAGCATAAGACACTTGATGAGGAGAGCAAAGATCCTTTGTAAAAGGGTCACAATGGATCAATTTTCTGATCAATGACCTCATATACCCCTCCACTGCAGAGACATACCCGATCAGAAGCAACTGGCTAATCTCAGGGGAAATTTCCTCTTCAGCTCCCAAACGGGTCCAGTGCTTATTTAACAACAGCGAGTTTTCTAAAAACTGATCTACCGGGGATTCGTTTACCTCAGTATATCCAGCATCAAAAAGTTTAGACGTATCAATTGTTATCTTGAGCGGGCGCACGGTCACGATTGATGCATAATTACTCATATTGGAGAGTCACGAAAGATAATCATCAACAAAGCTATTCAGCACATCGACAATACGAGCTGTCCGTCGACGACCAAACCCCGAAACACTTAGCAAATCTGCGGCTGGATCCTGCTTCGCTAAATAATCGCGAATAGTTCTAAAAAACGGTAGATGCTCTCTTATTTGGGCTCTCTGCCAGTTAGTCAGACCGGGAACTTCGTCAATCAAAGCATCTAAACACTGATGAAATGCGGACGCATCGACTAGTTGATGTCCACACGCATGACAAAAGCGTTGATTATCAGAAAGCCGTCTCTCCTTACAATTTGCGCACTGAGGCAAAGCAAGACTAAGCCCTTTCACAAACTCTTTACCAACAATTGAGCTCAGACTTTTCCTCAAAGGATGTTTAGTCGACTTCAATCGAATCGCTTCTAAGTTTTGCTTAATAGAACCCGAGCCCTCTTCCGCGATAAATGCACCTAAATTAAGCAAAAGACTACTATGCGGAATATACTTTTTATAAATTCGCAATGGCGTACCATGCTTCACTTCGCCATCATCAAAGATAAGTCCAGCCTCTATCAGAAGCCTCAACGTCCTTTCTAGCAATGGCTCGATCACCTCAGTACGCAAACCGTAGGTAATACCTTTTTCCTGCCGCTTTAGCAGTCCTCGATTGTACTCTTTTAGTGCAATCGCAACTTCATGAACTAATTTCTCGCCAGAGGCAACTAAAATCTCTAGCTTAGGCGCTTTTTTTCCCAGAGTCCTAAATTCCCCAAGACGAGCACTTAGATGCTCATTAATTATTCTCGTTACTCCCTGCTGTGCAGTTTTAAAACCACCTCTCTGATAATCTTCCAACATGGTCAAATATGCACGAGGTATACCGAACGCTGCAAATCTAAGTAACGCCTGAACATCATCCGGTATTGAGTCTAGTTTTTTAACCCTAACCGTAGCTATATCCTTCATAATCGATTCATACTCGGAATCTTCTGTTGAGATCCAAGCAGGAATAGAAACAGCATCTTGCCCCATGTGAAAGCGGGGGCTCATTTCGGTAGTTCCGGGATAAACTGATATCTTGGGCGCTATACTTGAAGACTTAAGAGACCGAGCAATATCTAAAAACTCGATCAAATACTCCGGCGTCAGCGTCATAGCTGCATCATCTAAAAGCAATACTGAAAACTTACGGCCTGCGGAGTGACAAAGCTCATCAATGATTCGCTTTACGCGATCAATGGATAGGGAATCAGAGAGATCAGCGAGACTACCTTCTATAGACTGATTTCGTTCCAGCTTTGTTGCTAAAGTTAAAAGCTCCTCGTGGGGATAGCCATGAGACTCTAGCAATGCTCCCGCCATCGATAACTCAGGCACCCACTCATCACTGCTTTCTTTTGCTGAAAGTAAAATTCTCGCAAGAACCCAAGAGTGGAACAACTGTGAGGCACCAGCATTACTCGACAGCAATGGCTCAAGGCGAAAATAGCGCTGAAACGATGCAAAAATTGCAAAGGGTTTCGATTTATTTTCTCTGCAAGATAGCCAGGAAAAACGCATCATATGTGTTTTTCCGCATCCACGCGGACCTACTATAGTACGGAGAGCTTTGTTGGTAAGCTCTAACGAAACCCGCTGAAACAAAGTGCCATTATCAGCAGTCTCTTCATGTAAATCCTCAAGAGGAATATAATCCGCCCGATGCTGCAGAGTTGTACTCAACACGCTGGAATCGATTGACTTGGTACTCGCGCTCATATATTCGCCTTGTAGATCTGCAAATCAAGCAGGGCTTCGGTAGTTATAAATTTTGCACTTACCCCGTGGGAAATAGCACGGATAGCATTCCGTCCTGCATCGCTCACCAAGTATCGAAAAACTGTGTCACGAGCGACGGGATTAACTCGCAGGACAAGGATACAGTCAGAAACTAAAACACTGCCCCCTTCAACAATACAAATTTTTTCCTCGAGATTCCTTCCTACTCTGGCGAGCAAAATATCTCCAGGATTTGCCACTACCCCGCAGGCTACATTTTTTGATCGCTGCTTAAGCAAAAACTGATTGGGGACTTGAATATTTCCGGCTTCGAAGTTGGTTGTATGAAAAACCGGAAGCGAACAAGATTTTAACGTTGATGAAGTGTACGTGCCGCGCTTAAGCATTTGGGTTACATCACGCAAGCGCATCTCGCCAAAAAACTCATTCACTTTATGTGTTGAAACGAGATATGAATAATCGAGACGAGAAGATGCTTTCTCCGCTAACAGGGAAATTTCGTCAGATAGTAGCCCGTTCGACTCAAGACGTTGGACCTTAATAAATTCCGACGCAACCTCGTTTTTAGTAAGCACAACTATATGTGCTTTCGCATCAGTCTTCCTAAAAACACCCCGAGGCAACTCAATTACTCTTTCGAGACAATGTGACGTCGCCAAAACCCCTCGAAGACTAGAATATTTTTCGCCTGCCACTACACCATCCGGAAGAATTAAGCCAAGCTTCCCGCCCGTTTTAAGAAATCGAAGGTTTTGAGCAATAAATAACACCTCTGCCGGTACGCAGTTAAGTTTCGGCAAAATATGGCTCATGCCAGCATCTTCAAGAATCTCCCCGAAATGTTTTTGCCATCTCGGTCTTATGTATGGCGGATTACATAAGGCAGAGTCAACAGAACCGAAAGGCACGCCTATTTTTTGATCTATAGCATGATCCAGCGCGTCACCGACATGATGCGTAAACAACTCTTTTTTAGAACTAGATAGAGATGAACTACCCGCATTGTGATCGATATCTACGGTGATAAATCTTGCTTGATCCCAATGAAGGCTCGCCTCACCAACCAAAGCACCGTCACCAGCACCTAAATCGATTACCAAGCTAGGAGAGCGGGCCGACATCGTATTAACGAGCAAGCCAGCAACTCCCTGCGCCGTATAGTAGCGACCATAGTGGTCTGACGTTTTTGATACGCGCGAAAAATCCATGATTGCTTAGCTTCGTAATAAAAATGCAGGTACAGGTAGGAACACTGGGATCAGTCCTGATGTAGGGCGCAAAACCGGCAGCCCCGCAACGATACAGGGAATGCCCCCTCCTTACCATGCATCCCTCATGCGATCAATGCATGACTTCCTTCCTATGGAGCTGCCAACCCATCGCCACACAGGTGATCAATTATCAGATCAAAATAGCCCATATAAGGCCATCGGATCCCAATTCATAATCACCAATTCTCCACTGACCTCCGCCTTACCCTGACGCTGGTTCGTGGCGGTGTATCTGATGTCCAACGTTTCGAAGTGAAAGCCGTCAAACACCCGCCGAATGTCCGGATGGTCGTTGATGCTCACCATCACCTTGCCCTTGCACCTTCGCATAAAGTCGGCCATCCGCTCGTAGTTCTCAAACGGAAAGTCCACGCCGTAGCCGGCGGTCTGCCAGTAAGGCGGATCCATGTAGTGGAAGGTATGGGCACGGTCATAGCGCTCCGCGCACGCAAGCCACGGAAGGTTTTCGACGTAGGTGCCGGACAACCGCTGCCAGGCGGCGGAAAGATTCTCCTCGATCCGCAGCAGGTTGATAGCCGGGCCGGTGGTCGCGGTACCGAACGTCTGCCCGGTGACCTTGCCGGCGAAAGCATGGTGCTGCAGGTAGAAGAATCGGGCCGCGCGCTGGATGTCGGTGAGGGTTTCGGGGCGGGTCATCTTTTGCCACTCGAACACCTGTCGCGAGCTGAGTGCCCATTTGAATTGGCGCACGAACTCTTCGAGGTGGTTCTGCACGACGCGGTACAGCGTTACCAGGTCGCCGTTGATGTCGTTGAGGACTTCTACGGGCGCAGCTTGGGGACGCATGAAGTAAAGCGCGGCACCGCCGGCGAAGACTTCAACGTAGCATTCGTGGGGTGGAAAGAGCGGGATAAGGCGGTCGGCCAGGCGGCGTTTGCCGCCCATCCAAGGGATGATGGGTGTGGACATGGAAGCAAGACCTTTACTGTATGGATAAACAGGTGCTAGGCTCGCCGCGCTTTGTGCACGAAGCGGGGGCCTTGGCTGGACTTGCAGGGAACGTCTGCGGGTTTGGCGACTGGTCGGCATGTTGACGCATGTCGACCGGTCGCTCCTTTTACTTTGCTGCGTATATTGCTAGGCAATCAGAATTGACCGACTAATCGATCGGATAGGAACGGTATAGCGAGGCTTCATTTTTCCGAAAAGCCGACGCTACACTGACCCGGCTTTCGCACTTAACCGCCCCTCAGCCGTACCTATGGGTGTGGTGGCCGGTCTGTACCTCCTTGCAGATTGGCCGCTTTTTTTACTTCGAGTTTGAAACGGTTTTGGCATAGGCCTGGCAAGCCGCCAGTGCGATCAATCCTTGGTCGCCGTCGTCGGTGATGCCGATAATTCGTTGAGCATGCGCTGGGTCAAGGTGGGCTCTTGCGGCTCCATGAACCACGCCGCCGGCGCCGGTGGTGGCTGACACTCCGCAGAGGCCGGCGGTGTCGGTGGTATCGATAAGGACTGACAACCGCAGGTCAGCAGTAGCAAGGCGGCCACGTAAAACATCCTGGCGTTTTTTCGCATCGGTCAGTTCCTGATAACGGGTTTGGTCCTGCGCCTGCAGTTGCTGTTCAACCTGCAGGCGCTTCTCCTGCTCTTTGCGCTGCAAAGCCGCTGAAGCCAGGGTAATTTCGTTGAGGGTGTCACTCTGCAGGCGCGCCTGGTGTTCCAACTGCTGGCCGTAACGCCAGTTCTGGACCTGCCATGCAGCCGCCGCTGACGCGCCGACCAGAAGGGTCAGCAGCAGGCCGGCGGCAAGCACTCGGTATTGCACCGGAATCCAGTCCGTGAGGCTCATGCCAGCGATCCGCCGGCGGCGATGAAGTGAGCCAGCAGATCCTCGACCTTGTGTTCACGCTGGTTGTAGCCGGCACCGGGCAGACTTGCCCAGATGTTCCGGCACTTCGCGATAGCATCGACTATCCGGCCGGCTTTCACGTCGTCGAGCGCGCCACGCTCCTTGATCAGTTGGATGGCCCAGCGGTCCTGGCTAACCGGTCCAAAGTCCGGCAGCTTGAGCTGGTCGCGGTAATGCACCCAATCCTTGAGCATGAATTGCGCACGACCCGAAGCGTTCGAGGTCAGCCCCTTGCTGTTGACCACCTTGGATTTGCGACCATTGGCGAAGGGATGTGTTGAGTAATCGTTGAACAGCTCAAGCTTGCCGTCGATCCCGGTCACGATGACGTTGTAACCATCGTCCGAGCGTCTGAGATAGTCGTCCCCCAGCTCCGACCAAGCGAGCATGTCGAGGAAAGCGAGTACGTTTTGACCGCCGGCGGCGGCCTCGGTGATTCTTGGCATATTTTCTCCAGACGAAAAAAAACCGCTCGATGGCGGCGTTGGCTATGGGATGGTTTGGGATTTACAACTGAATGACCTTGACGGCCTTCTTCGGTTTCTTCTTTCTGCCCTTGGCGTCCGCCTTGCCTTTTTTGCCGCCGTTGCACTCGGCGGTAGTCGACCAACCGGATTGGGTGAACACCTGTTCCACCGAATCCACCAGATAGCTGCCATCGAGTCCCACCTTGAAGCCCTGGGCATCAATCTCTCGCTCGGCAAACAGGTCGGTGCGGCCCGGCATCTCCAGCCGGACGCCCGCCGTCGAGCGGTTAAAGCCGGCCAAGCGCGCCTTGGCGGCGGCCTCGGCGGCACTCTTGTTGGGGTGAATGTGTCGATCGGTGTGGATTGGTGGCAGGCCGTCCGTGCTGTCCTCGTTGTCGAGCTGGACCGTCACCAGTTCGCCTTTCTTGTCCGCGTAGGATGCCTTGACCGCCTTTTTCACGTTGTCGTCGCCCAGGCGGAATTGCCAGCGGCTGACATCGCTGCGCTTGATCACGATCACGGGCAGGCCTTTACCGCTGGCACTTACACCACCCTGTCGCGGCAGTACGATCAGCTTGCCGTCCGCTACCTTGGCCGTGCAGTCGTATTGCTTGGCCAGGCGCGTAACGAAGTTCAGGTCTGATTCGCTCAGCTGGTCCGCCCGCTCGACGAGGGTTTGCACCGAACATTCAGGCTTCCAACCATTACGCCCCGAGATATCGGACACGATGCTCGCCAGACTCACCCCTTCCCAGCTCCCGCTACGCGTGGTCTTGGCGCTGCTCCGGGTGTCACTGGACTTGCTGCGCACCACAATGGTGTCCGGCGGGCCCGATACCTCGATTTCATCGACCGTGTAACTGCCGATCAGTGTCAGTTTCTGTCCTTCATAGCCCAGGTAAACCTGCATTTTTGCACCGCGAGCAGGCAGCGTGACGGCGCCGTCCCGATCATCAATGCGCAACTCGAAGTCATCCGAGCTGCTGCCCGGCTTGTCGATCGTCCGAACCAGCAGCATGCGGTCATTGATCAGGGCGGTAATGTCCACGCCATTGGCAACAATCTTGTAAACCGGCTTCACCGCGAGCCCTCCAGTAATGCAAAGCCCCGCACAGGGCGGGGCTTTGGGGTGACACAAGGCAAGGATGGGACCGTCAGTCCCAGAGCGTGACCGACTCGTCGACGACGGCAGTCACCTCGGGCAGCTTGATACGCAGCCCTTCGCGGAACGGTTGCGGCTCGTCGGCCAGCCCCTGATTGGCATCGAGTACCGCCTCGACGGTACCGTTCAGGTGGCCGTAATAGTGTTGGCAGATGGTGTCCAGCACGTCGCCGCTAGACGTCCTGCATGTCGTCGCCATAGCGTGCGAACTCCAGGGTAAAGGCTTGTTTGCGAGGAATGCCGCCTTGCAGCAGCGCGCTTTGCTCTTCGTCCAGATTTACCAGACACCAGTTGCCCAGCACCTCGCCATAACCTGTGGTCAGCAACAACGGCTGCAATTGTTTGCCGATGCTGCGTAGGGTGTTGAGCTGCTTTATCCCGCCCTTGAAGCCGGGAAAAATCGCGCCCTTGAGGGTCAGCTTTTCTTCACCCATGCCGATTGCCTGTTGCGCCGGTCGACGCGTCAACCGTTCCTGACTGGCCCAACGGAACGCGCTGGTGCGCCGCAGCTCGTCAAAGGCCGTCGTGTCCATGTTGAAGTAGTACGGCGGCGTGTTCGGCGTCAGCGGCTGCATGATCATCAGGTGCGGGAAGGGCTTCACCGCTTCCGGCGCCGGCGTGCCGTTCGGTGCCATATCGGCCGTAGCAAATACCGGCTCCGAACCAGGGCTGAGCTTAGCAGCCAGGTTGTTGACCATGGTTTTGGCCCGGTCCGCCTGTTCCCCCAACACCGCCACCCGCTCCTGTATTGCAGAGGCTGCACGGGTCGCCTGACCGTAAGCCGCCACGACCTGGCCGACCTTGGCCTGCGCCACGCCGATCGCGCCCGTGAGCCGTTGCAGCTTGGCGCCGATCGCAGGGCCGACAAAGGGAATACCTTCCAGCTCGTCAGCGGCACCGGTGATGGAGCCAATCGCCCCGTTCACCGGCCCCAATATACCGTCGACGTTCTTGCGCCCCGCCTCCCCGGCTTGCACCAGGTACTTCAGGCCGGATTGCATGTTTTCCATGTACGCCATAGGCCTCCTTAAAACATCGGTTCATCGGTCATTGTGCGACGCGCCACCTGTTGCGCCGTATCAGCCAGGCGCCGCTCTATCTCCGGCATCATCTGATTGACCAGCTGTTGCGGGTCTTTGGCATCACCCTCAATGGTGATGTGGAACACCGGCGCGAAGGTGTTTTTTTGCTCCAGCTTCGGCGCCAATGGGGCCGAAGGGGCCGGTGGCCCGGCCTTGAACGAGGTGACCAAGGCTGCCATGGCACTTTCCGCATCAGGATCTTTGAGCGACTGCGACACGTCCGCCATTCCCGGCGTCGAGGCCGAGGCGCCGTTACGCATGACGAGCGACGCCCCGGGCGCGGCAAACGAGCTGCCCATGCTGGCCAGACTCGGCACGGCCGGGCCCGGGCGCGGCGTCATCAGTAACGGGGTGATCGGGGCCGGAGCTGATTTGCTGGCCACCGATTCCTCTGCCCCACCAAACAACGACTTGCCCACCACGCCGCCCAAGGCGCCGCCGCCCAGACTGCCCAAGTAACCACCGAGCAAGCCACCGATCGCGGTGCCAATGATCGGCACCACCGAACCAATCGCCGCGCCGGCCGCCGCACCGGCCAGCGTGCCCGCCAAACCGCCCGCCGCCGTGCCGTAGCCTTCGGCTTTTTCGTCCTGGGTGCCGGCACTGTCGTAGACCTCTTTCGCGTTAAGGGCTGAGTCAAAGAGCGCGGCAGCCACGTTGCCCCTGCCACCGGTCAAACCGCCGAGGCGCAAGCCGGACGGCTTGGCAACTGGCGCCAGAGCAGATACCGGCGCCCCCGGCGTCGCAGTCGGGGGCGTCCAGCTGCTTAACGACTTCGGCGCGTCAACAGCTCCCCCAGCGGCATACACCCGCATGCGCGGCTTGGCAGCCGCATCAACAGCCCCACCGCCGGCGTACAGGCGTAATCGCGGTTTAGCGGCCGTGGCAGCGGTGGAAGACGCGGCGATAGCACTGCCACGCTGCCACCAGCGTTTACCCTTGGCCTTGCGCCCGCTGCCGCCTAGATCGGGCACGCCACCGCCACCCAGCCCACCCAGACCACTCACCACCGCGACTTTCTGCACAAGATTGGGGTTGCCCATCAACGTGCCACGGCCGATGTTGAACAGCCCCTTGACGACCTTAAAACTACTGTATGCAGCACTGATGGCCGAAATGGCGGCGCCGGCCCCCAGCAAACCGGTGACCAGCGCGGGGGACTTGTCGGCAATTACGGAGATCTCTTTGGCCACCGAGGTCAACCCGCCAGCCAGGGCGTCGGTCAACGGTCGCATCGCCTCCCCAGCGCTGCGCATGGCATCATCCATCGCCTGCCCGGTCTCGCTCCACATCTGCGCCGATGCTTCGCGACGCTCGGCAAGGTTCTTGTCGAGGATCCCGGTGGCATTCGCCGAATCCGCTTTCAACTGCTGATAAAGCTCCTTGTTCTGCATGTAGGCTGTCAGCGCGGCCTTGACCTGCATATCCGCGAACAGATCCCCCGTACGCATGGACTGGTCGAGGGCCGCCATCATTTCCTTGGCCTTGGTCGGATCAGCCTCCTTGCTGATTTTCGCGACCGCCTCGGCCATCGTCGCCGCTTTCTTCGGATCCGTTGCCTGGACGTATTTCTGCGCCAGGGCAAAGCTGGCTTCCAGCGTTGACATACCACGCTGTACACCAGTGTTCAGCGAGGCCTGATAATCAATGCCTGCATCCTTGTACGACTTGATCACGTCGGCTGAGCCGATTTTTGAAAACCAGTTTTTCAGGTTGTTGGCCGCTTCGTCCGAGCTGCCGGCAGTCTTCATCTGCACCTGCAGCATGGAACCCAGCTCGGTGACTGCCTCGGTGCCAACGATCTTAAAGCTGGCCATCTGGGCCAATAGGTCCGGAAACCATTTCGCCATGTCGGCCGCTTCGAAACTGCCCGCCTGTCCCTGAAAGGCGATCGCCTCCAGAGCCTTTTGCATATCCTTGGGGTCGGTGATCTTGGCGGTTTGGCCCAAGGCGTTGATCATCTTCGCGGTGTCAGTGCCATCAGCCCCCTGCCCGACCGCGAACTTTGCCGCAGTCGGCGCGTACTGCATGGCCTGCTTGAGGTCCATCCCGGCTCCGACTAGCGCGTTCACCAGCTCGGCTACGTCGTTGCGCTTCATCCCCGTATTACGCGACGTGTCGATAATGGTTTTCGACATCTGCGCCTCTTCGGGCTTGTTGGCAATGCCCGCCTTGATCGCGATGTCCCGAATGATGGCGCCATATTCGGCGCTGATCTTGGTCGGCATGATCATGGTTGCGGCCGCAGCGCCCGTCGTGGCCACCGCCGTGTTGCGCAAGCCGGTGCCGCCTGCCTTGAG